TCAGCAGCAGTCACCGGACGGTTGCTGTTAGTGCCACCATTAACAAGCGGGTGACCATCACCACCAGCAACGCCATCACCGACAGCAGTAAACAAGTTTACGCCGTCACCGCCTTGGAAGGCATTGGTGAAACCATTGTTAAGTGGGAATGCAGATTTAACCTGCTTAGTATAAGCCATACCTCTCGCCAAAGCTTTGGTGTAACGAGCAGACAGAGAGTCATAGAGGTTATCCTCCATAGCTTCTTCTGTAATGCTGAAACCCATTGCTACGGTTTCGTGGTTATAACGGGCAGTGAAAGATTCTTGTGCGGAATCGTAAGATATCGCGCTACCTTCAGCCTTCACAGGAGCCGCGCCAAAACCACTCAGCTTGACTTCTTCCTCAAACGAACGATCAGAAGATTCTGTATCGTAAATTTGAGTATGTTCGTCTTCGTACTTTGTGTACTCCAAACCGAAAAGAGCATTAAGCCCCGGTAGGAGTTCTTTAAGCATTTGCGCTCTTGAAATTGCCATTGCTTAGTTCTCCTTAAACGCCGGTTGTGTTTCTGTACGCATGACCAACATTAAAAATGAAGAGTGCGTCCGTGAATGCATCACCAATGGTGCTACTAGGGCCATCGTAAAAATCATAGATTCGCAATGGCAGCGTATTGGTAGTTGCAGTTGAATCGGCATCAACAGCGTTTTTGCTGTTACCGATAGCGGTTGTTCCAGCAGTTTGGATAACATCAAAGTTAGAACCAAGTGCTGTTTGAGCAATAGCGCCATCAGCTTGCATTAAGAAAACCACATCAGGATCACTTAATACATATGCCATAGCATCTGTTGCAACAGTTGACGCTGGCCAATACTGGCTAAAAGTCATCTGCTTAGTGGTGGGGTCTGTATATTTACAGCCCATAAAAATGCCAATAGTGGTAAGCGTAGCAGTACCTGTATCTTTTTCGATAGTACCTCCAGCAACCATTTTGACAAAATCGCCGTTAAATATAGATGTACCATATTCAGAAGCGATGCTTAGGTGTTGAACCTTTCCGTTGAAAGATCCACTAGCACTTGTAGTGCTAACTGGTCTTGCCCCATGGGGCGCGGCTGTAGTAGCCATAACTGAGTTCTCCTAACAAATAAAAATAAGTTGTTATTTACCAAAACTACTTACACGAGTCTTTCGATCAGGTCGGAGCATAGGCATCCGTGGATCGTTTTCTCGCATGTAAGATTGGTCAACACTTTCCATTTGTTGCGCTGCAACTCCCTCGTAATGACGCTGGCGCGAATCCGCAACTTCCTGCGGAGCCTTACACAATAACTGACCGCCAATCTCGACGCATCCGGGGAACTGAGAGTTATGATCAGGCATAACTTCTAGCTCTGGGTGGTCTTCAAGCTTCACTGGCTCCCATCCTTCTCTAAAGCGCATAGATACATTAGTTGCATCTGATTGCCCTACCATAGATGTACGAATCCATCTAAATGCCCATCCCGGTTGTGGGATTGGATCTGGTAGCAGATTGGGTGGTGTCCACTGCTGCTCTCTAGCTGTGTTATCTCTCGACTCCAATTCTCTTGGTTCTCTTGTTTCGCTCATTACGACATCCTCTGTTTTTGGGCAGCATATTGCTGCGGGGTAATTCCTAGTTTCTTGATAAGCTGGATTTCCGAGCTACTCAATTTAACTTGTGTTTTCTTACCACCACTTCGTTGCGCTGGTGCAACTGGTGAAGATGATGTCCTTGTTTGAGAAGCAGTGCCTTCGTCTTTTGTTTCTATACCAAAAGCTGATGGAAATGAATCCCTCAAAGCTTTATCAATAGCCCCAAAATATTCAGGAGAGTTTCTTTCGACACCCCTTTTCACTAACATCTCGTCAAGCCCATAAGCAAATCCTGTGACTGCTTCGTTTCCGGGCGCTCCAAACCAAGTGTTTTGCCCCAGCCATCCCTGCAATCGCGGGTCAAGCTGTTGCTGTTGCGGTGGCTGTCCCACCGTATTAGCAGGGGGTTGCTGTTGCCCCTGCGCCTGTGGCTGCATTTGAGGCTGATAGTTCTGTATATACGCTCTATCTGCCTGTATTTGCGCAAGCTGTTCTTGCGCCTCAACCATAGTATCTGTATCGCCCTCTTCGTGGGCTTGCTTGTACTTTTGCTTCGCCGCCGCTAATTCAGCTTCGGTTCGGTTCTGTACACTCTGAAGCAATGCTTGCTCGCTCTGGCCTACAAGTCCTTGTAAGCGCTGAACCTCTGATTGGGTTCCTTGTGCAAACTGCACAGCTTCATCTCTTAATCTTTGCGCAGCTTCTTTTTCTCTGCGCTGTTGATGATACTCATATTTTAGTCTGTTTAAACGCTTTTTAACACGTTCATCTTGAACGTCAATCTCTTCATCAATGTTAAACGGTTCAACATCAGATCTTACAGGGCGACGATCTTCTTCTGGAGTATCGTCTACCTCAATAATTTCTATATCATCGGGTTCTGGTAATGCTACTTCTTCAGACACGGCTTATACCTCTTGGATCATCTACTACGGCTTCGGGTGTATCATCGTTAATCAAACGGAATTCTTTGCCATGAATCTTTATTCTGGTTCCGCTATACGCCCTCATTAAGATAAAGTCTCCCTCTTTGCACCAAGGCCCATTGGGAAATCGTTTTTCATCTTTGTAACAGTCCGGCCCCATCGCAATAACAAACCCTACCATCGAAGCAGTTTCTTCGATTTCCAGCGTTGTCCTCGCCTTAATAATGCCGCCTTCTGTTTTTTCCTCTATCTCCGGTAGTCCAATAAGGATGTGGTATCCAGTAGGCACTGGAAGTTGACTAGCTTTTTCTGTATCTGCTTTGTCTTCTTCAGCGCCAATGGACGTTAAGTCCACTTCTGCTGCTGTCATATTTTCGCTCTCTGCAACACTTAAAGGGAAGTGTAGTACCCGCGCATCCTGATGATGCTAAATTTCTGTAAAGGTCTTATCTGCTACCTCTCGTATTTCTCTAGCAGCCATTTGTAACCCTTCAAGCTGCCCTCTATACAATTTATAGTCTTCAATAGACTCAACTGATCCTGCAATCAGCTTTTCTTTACAATGCGACTCAAGGTCGTTTAAACGCGACAATATCAAATCAATAAACTGGGGGTCAATAAAATCACCCATTGCGTTTTGGATTCATAATTTGATCTGCAAGCTTGCGACCTATTTCAGCGCCTTTGCTTTTTTCTACAAGATTAGCTCGCTCAATTGCAGCGTCTCGATCATTAGTTTTATCAACAATTCTTGCGCCTAGCTCTGCGCCAGCAATCTTAGCCTTTGCATCAAGCTCCGCTTGAGTAATTCTTTCTTCACTGTTGATCTTTAACTGAAGCTCGCTCATATCTTGTTCAAGCTTCATTCGCTCCAATTGATCCCTCATCTCTGCCTTACGAGCATCAAGCGCCAGTTTTTCTTGCGCCGTTGCTACTCGCTGCGCATCTGATTGCGCTTTAGCCATAGCAGTTTGCTCTTCGATTTGGAGTTCTTTCTGCTTCAACTGCAAGATTGGATCATTTGCTTGTGCTTGCTGTTGCGCTTGCTGGGCCTCTGCCTGATCCTTTTGCAATAACTGCTCTGCTGCTTGCGCAACAAGTGATGACAGCTTGGACTCAATTTCAGGCGGCAACTCTGTTTCTGCTGAAGGAAGATCTAATCCAAGTTCCTTTTGGATCTCTACTCTGTATTGGAACGCCAAGTGTTCTGCGATATGCGCAGACACTGCTGCTTGAATTGCCTGTTGATTGGGCGCTTGCGCCATAAGCTCCAAAAGCTTTGGATCTTGCATCGCAGCCATGTGCGTTTTGATATGCGCTTCGTGGTCTTGATAGGCAAAAGCTTTTACCGGCTCTCCATTTATAAAGTCCATGTTTTCTGTGACAGGGTCTTTAGGAGCAAAGTCATCTGTATTTGGAACAAGTGTTTCTGGATCTCTAATACCTAGCGCCTCTAGCATTTGCCGGTGCAATGCCGGTAAATCGTAAAGCTGTGGCGATTGTTGAGACAACTGCAATGCAGCCTGATACTGCATAATACGTTGAGACATAGTTGCAGCATTTGGATTTGCCACAGGAACCACATCTATCTGGTCATTAAAGTCTTTTTGGATATCCTGCTTTTCACCATATGGCTGGTATGGATACTCGCTCGGCCCAAAGTCTTTAACGATATTAGTAACAAGCCTAAGCTCATTTTTCATAGATGCATGAAGTCTTGCCTGTATTGCAGACATCACTTTCATGTTCCGTTCTATCAGCGCAAGCGTAGTGCCCACAGGAGCTTGGCTATTCATGTCTGACGCCTTTACATCAGCCATTGATGCAAAACGTCGAGCTTCTTCTACAAGGTTCCCAAGAAGATTATAGAGCGTTGTGCTTGGTTCTTTGTATGGCAAAAACGAAATATTTTCTTTTATTGTTCCGCCGGGAACATCCACATCACGAAACTCTCCGGGCATAATTGGAGTATCATCTGCGTTAATACGCATACCCCTTGTCTTTAACCCGCCCGGAAGATTTGCCAAAGTACCAGCATCAACTAGTTGGCGAAGTATTGAGGTTGAGGATTTAACTAGCCCACCAATCAAATGCACCAAACCTAAGCCATAAAAGCCCAAGCCCGGAATATATTCGTAGTGTACAAAGTGATCGCGCTTACGCTTCAGTGGATCATCTTCATAGTAGTTTCTGCGAATAGATAAAATTGCAGCAGAGTCTTTGTCTACAGTCACAACATAAGGAATAGCAATACCTGTAGGCTCGCCATCTTTCATGTCCTCAAAGCCCTCAAGATCAAGCTCTACTTGAATCTCTAGCAATGTGTATACGGTTTCTCCAAATAAATAATTAGATCCACCTGATGGAGAATAGCTTTCTCCTGTTAACTCACTGTATTTTTCTTTTACAGGATCAACTGAAGAGTCACCACCCTTTAGCTCTACGTCCCTGTAAAAACCTGCAACTTGCAGCTTGCGAACATCATTGCCCGTCTTACGCATCCGATGCGTCATGCGAGTCAATGACTTCAAGTCTGTTGCCCCGTTAAAAACAACAAGGTCTTCTGCTGGAACAAACATTGAGCAAGGTCTGCCCATAGTTACATCGTAATAGACTTTCTTGAATGCGCTACCTGCCAAAGGTAAAGAAAACAACATCCGCTCTGTTTCAGGACGGAACTCTGTCATTTCCTCGGTAAGCAAATAATTTAAATAGTTTTGTATACGATTCGCTTGCTTGTATACCTCATCATCCGCTTCGCCAACTATCTTCGTTCTTGCTGGGCCTTGCGCTGGAAACAGTTCCCCAATTGCCTGAGACTGAAATCTAATAACTGACTCGGCTAGCAAGGGGTGGTGTACGCCACAAGCTCCGGGCCACGGCTCGGTACGGTCTTCTATTTTCAAACCAAGAAGATCAAGACCTTCAACATAGGTATCTTCCCAATCTCTTCTGGATGCAAGGTCATCTTCAAATGCTGAAACAAGCTCTGAACCGAGCATGTCAAGATCCATATCGTCCATAAACTCAGCAAGGTTTGCATCAAACGGCGCATTGTCTACTTCAGGCTTTGGATCAAAATCAATAATCATCCCGCCATCTTCAGTCTCAATTGCGACTGAGTCAGGGTTTTCTATCTCAACAACCATTGCTGGCTCGGAGGCTTCTAGTCTTCCCGCCATGTCAGCCATTTCCAAAGCGTCTAGTGACTTATCTACAGCCATAGTGTTTCCCTCATCGCGGCGAGTTTAAACGCCCTAGTAATAGTTAGCAATTCGCCGTGGCTGGCTTTCTTCATAATCATCGTGATCAAGTGCAATAAAGCCGCCTTGCCTAAATCTAAGTAACGCTTGTGTTGATGAGTCAACCAAGTCATCGTGATCGCCAATAGGAAATGAGGCAAACTCTTCAATCACTTCCTCGGCCCATCTTTTCGGTGGTGCCCAAACAATGCCTGACGCAAAAAAATCTGCAACAGCGTTTACACGGGACACCTTATCATTGCCACGAGAAGGAGTGTACTCCTGTACGCTGATCCCCACAGCCCTTAATTCATAGATCAACGGCGCACCTGCGGCCTTTGCTTCTACGATAAACGCATCAGGTTGCCAATCCACATACATCTCATAGGCTCGCTTCTTGAGCGTAGGAAACTCCATACGCTCTTTTAAGGCATCTAATAGGATTATGTTGGGTGCAAGCATCCCTTCGTCATTCTCTTTGTAAAACACGCCCCACGTTGTACAGGCGGAATAGTCAGCACGTTCATGTTTCATAAACGCGGTATCCCAAGACTGAATCACAAACGACACATCAGGCGGATCACGCTCCTCCCAAACTTGCCACCAATCTCGTTTAATAATTGCAGACTCTTCAGATGTAGGCTGCTGCTGGTACTGCGCCTCCCATTTGGATATAGGTAGTTCGGCCTTGAGCTTTTCTAATTCATCAATCGGCCAGTATTCAGGCCACAACGAGCTACCTGATGGCAGTATTGCGGGTAGTTCAATAACCTCCCAATCATCAGATCCATCTCGCTGCATAGAATCTCTTGTGATTTGCCCACACAAATCCTTCTGGCTCCAGCGAGTCATCACAATAATTATTGCACCTCCGGGCTGAAGACGCTGACGAGGGCCAGAACTAAACCACTCATAGGTAGAATCAAATACCTTTGGATCAGCCTGTTGTCCCTGTTGTTCTGAGTGCGGGTCATCTATAATAAGCAAATCAGCACCACGACCAGTTACCGCACCACCAACACCCACAGAGAAATACTCACCACCACCTGATACATCAAAGCGACCAGCAGCCTTTGAGTCAGCAGTAAGTGATGTTTCGGGGAACACATCCTTAAACTCTTCACTACCAATCAGGTTTCTAACCATTCTACCAAAGCGAATAGCAAGCTCGGCGGTGTGAGAAGCCATAATAATCTTCTTCTCAGGCATCTTGCCCATAATCCATGCTGGCAATAACCAAGAGGTAAGCTGAGACTTACCCATACGAGGGGGCATGTTAATCATAAGCCTCTTACATTCCCCACTAGCAACACGTTCAAACGCCCTTGCCATCTTTCTGTGGTGCCCACCTTCCATAAACGCTGGCCATACAGAAGAACAAAAAGAAAGAAAGTCTTCCTGCGCCCTCTCTCTACGAACAGACTTCTCCAACGCCTCCATCAAATCCATTACTTGAATACGATCAGCCGAAGAAAGCGTTGACATCCTTTCAGGCGTCAACATTTGTTTCACACTATCAAGCTGCTCAGTAATTAATCTTGACATATCGCACTAATCCTTTACAGAAATGTAAATTTTTTTTGCAAAATTTTTGTAGACATATAAATGTAAACTTCATTTGCGATTTAGGGGGGTGGGGTCATTCGGAAAGTGGGGTGCCTGACTGTGTATATTTGTATATACGGGTAGGTACGGGACTCCTGCGCTGTGTGCGCGGGGGTGGGGGTGCGCTGGGGCGTGTAAACGCGCTACGAGCGGGACTCCTGTGCGCATTATGCGAGCGCTAGTCCGGCGCATCGAGCGCATCGGGTGCGCCACGCGATAGCAATCCGTTTAAACGCTCCAAGATCACCGTAGGTGAATCCATGTCGGCCTTAGCGACCACCTGCTGCTCGACATACAGACGCGATGCCTTGCCACGATGGTGCTCGGCCTGTATAGCAGAGCTATATTGCCCAGCATCACGCGCATCATCACGCAAAGCAGCCAGCGTATCGAGGTGTTCCCGTAGGGATACCGCACGATCATCGGCCAATTCAGCGCCACGCTGATTAATTAAGTCTACGACTTCAGGCTTTTTAACCAACTCACTCCCCTTTTTGTCCGGATTACTGGCGTAGCCAGCCATACGCGCACTCTGCGCTTGTGTACGGCCTTCGGCCACATACCGAGCGAATAGGCGTTCCTTCACGCTGACCTGTTTACCCATGCATAACCCGTAGAGCGTTTAAACTGCGAAAGTTACCCGTAGGGTAATAAACTTAGTTACGAAATAAAAGTTGACAGTTTAAACGGAATCTGGGCATAGTGATTGGCATCGACGGATTGGGCAGCCCATCTGGCCCAGCTTACCGACGATCACTGAATGGGTGTAGGCCACCTCCGATCAGGTATCGGTGTTTCGATCTCACGGCGGATCGGAGCGAATCAAGCTGGCATTGTGTGCAAGGCAATGCTGCGAAGGCTTGGGTAAAGGATGTCGGGGCGTTGGAGTCACCTACTCCGACACGAAGTGTACCGCTGGGATAGCGGCAGCGACGTAGTCGGATAGGCCAAGAGCGTCGATAGAGTGAACCGGCTAGGTGTGTTCGCAGATCGGTATGAGGCCCGTGATGCACCTGAAGAGTCGCCACAGAAAGCGACTTGGACTAGACGATAGATTCACTAATGTTTCTGTGTGAACAGAACAGAGAACACCCTGAGTGTTCTCGATTGTGTTCATAAAGTAATCGCAACAAAGGAGTACTGCTATGCAGTCATACAAGACACGAGAAGAATGGTTACAAGCTGCGCTTGTTATGTTGTTTGAGATGGTGTTTGCCAATGCTGGTATATCACCCGACGCATGGCAATCCCGCCGCTATCGTGTGTCCTGCGGCTTCCCTATCGGGTATCGTGGATCCAAGAGCGGCAAGGTCGTGCTGGGTCAGGCGTTCGACGCATCAATCAGTGCCGATGGCACTATGGAAGTGTTCATCAATCCACTTGTGGATGATGTCACCGAGGTGCTGCGTATCCTGACGCATGAATTCATCCATGTTTGGGCTGGCATCGACTGTGGCCACAAAGGTGATTTTGCCCGAATCGCTAGAGCCGTAGGCTTTACCGGCCCGATGACACAGACCCCAGCTTCCCCCGAGCTGCTTGAGCAGTTCAAAGAGATCGCTGAAATACTCGGAGAGTATCCCCACGCTGCAATCGACGCCAACCTTCGCAAGAAGCAAGGCACTCGTATGCTCAAGATCCACTGCAACGAATGCGGATTCACCGCACGAGCTTCGCTCAAATGGCAATCGACCATCACCGCTGAGTCGCATTGTCCTTCCTGCCACCTCGCTGGATGCCTAGTCACAGACTAGGTTTCCACACTGTTTAAACGCAACAAAGGAGTACGAACTATGTTCGATCATTCTAACACAATCGAGCCGCGCCGCCTAAACAAACTGGCCGAGAGATTGGCTGGTGTGACTCAGTCGGTTGACCTCGGCTACGCCGTCGCAATTATCGCTGACGGCCTGTCTCGTGATGAGCGTTCCGCTCTGTCCCTGCTCTGCACCCTGTACCGCCTGTCCCCCCAGATGCCTGTCGAAGACAAGATCGCCCTCTGGGTACATGGCCCTGATGGTGGCAAGGCAGCTACGCTGACCGGCGATGATCTGGATCGCATGGTGTCCCAAGTCACCGAGCGGCTTGAGTCTAAGATCGAAGATTTGGAGCGTCAGGTGGCGGCTACCCGTACTGTCCGACACGAGATCGTGATCGGTGATGAGATCGTAGATCTCGGTGATGTTCATGTTCACGAAGTGTTCGATGAGATCCTACCTGCGGTAGCCGTTGGCGAGAACGTGTACTTGGTCGGCCCTGCTGGATCAGGCAAAACCACCATCGCGAAGCAAGTCGCTGAAGCGCTTGGGTTGGACTTCTACTGCTACGGTGCCATCAAGTACGACCACGACGTAGTCGGTTACGTCGATGCCACTGGCGCTTACTCACAAACCAACTTCTACAAGGCGTTTAAACATGGTGGCCTCGTCCTGATGGACGAAATGGACGCATCATCCAGCAATGCGCTGCTGGCCTTGAACGCTGCGCTGGCCAATGACTTTGCCAGCTTCCCCTTGGGGAACGATGGCGAGGGCGGCATGATCGAAAAGCATCCCGACTTTGTCGTGATCGCTTCGGCCAACACCTTCGGTCACGGTGCATCTGCACAGTATGTGGGACGCAACCCCATGGACATGGCAACGCTTGATCGCTTCTGCAACGTAACCATGGGTTACGACGAGTCGCTAGAGCGAGCCATCGCTGGCAACGATACTTGGGTGGACTATGTCCAAGCTGTTCGCAACGCCGTGGCACATCACAAGATGCGCTATGTGGTAAGCCCAAGAGCTTCGGTCAAGGGTGCCAAGCTGCTAGCGGCTGGCGTGTCACCGCAGCGTGTGGCGGCACAGACGATTTGGAACAAGGGCTTCAGTGAAACTGATAAGCAGAAAATCATGGATGAAATCGAGGTCGGTATCATCGCTAACGTGGAGGCAGCGTAATGAGCATAGCAACGTACAACGCAACATGGGACGAGTGCATGGCAGATATGCACCGTGATCCGAACGAGGCATGGGGCGATGAGCCATCATCGGTCAGCGGCACCCACGAGTTCACCGGATCTAATTCCTTTGAGGAATCACAGCAGCTTGCGATCAGCGGTTGGGCAGAGGGGCGCGATGCCATGGACGCCGACGTAGAGTTTGCCAAGGCAAAGGAGGCATCGTTTAAACGTCCTGAGTGGGAGTATGGCATGGCAGGTCAGCGAGTTTGTGTCCCCAGCTACGCTGCTGGAGCGCCAATGCACATGATGTTCATGGACGATGAGGACGCCAAGCCGCTACCGATTGTGCGAATCTACTGCGACATCGGCGCTGTGTGGTACACCAGCACTGAGGCGATGATCCGCAAGGGTGCCGCAGTGGTTGCACTGATCGACCAGATCGAACGGGCTGGGCAGCGTGTCGAGTTGATTGCTACGCAGATCAGCAAGACGCATCGCCAGTACGATGAGCAACACATCTTCATCACGGTCAAGCAACCCGACGAGCCGCTTGATCTTGATCGCATCAGCTTCGCTGTAGCACACCCCAGTATGCTACGCCGAGTGTGTTTCCGAATCATGGAGTTCACCTACGACAAGCCAGTATCTGGCTACGGCAGTGTCGAGGAGATGAAGGACATCCCAGAGGATGCCATGTACCTACCGCCCATGCTTGGCGACACGGGGTACGAGGACATGGACGCAGCGCTGGCCACGGTCAACGATGCATGGACTGAGAGCGCGGCCTACCAACAGGCCGCTTAGAAATAATGCTTGACAGGTGATGCTGTCTCGTATTACAAATGTAACCCATCGCAACAAAGGAGAGCCGCTATGTTGATTTCAAAACGACAGCGCAGACAACTGATCGAAGATCAACCGAAAACGAAACAGCGTCGAATGAACAAGTGGATCATCAAGAATGATCTAAACATCGACCAGACATGGGAAGCCATGCTTGAGATGGATGACCGCACATTCGCGGCATTCCGTAGGATGGTTGACGCCGTGACTTTAGAACGTGGAACAAAGGAGTAACTATGTTAATCGAAAAGCAATCGCTGTTCTCAGGCAAGACCCACATCATGGATCTGCCTGTCACCGAAGAGCAAATCGCTCGTTGGGAAGGGGGCGCATTCATACAGGATGCGATGCCCGAACTGTCCGAATCTGAGCGTGAGTTCCTGATCTCAGGAATGACCGACGAGGAGTGGACTGAGTGCTGGGGAGAGGAGGAGTAACCTCCTTTCTCCAATCTGTTTAAACGCAACAAAGGAACAACCATGACCAAGCCTAACGCAGCAATCGCACACTTCCTACTCGGACTCGACGGGAAAGACGCAAACAC